CAACCACGACAACGCGCCCAACGCGCCCAACCCCCAACCACCCCGCGCGTCCTGTGTTCAGGGGTTGACACGGGCATCTCCGTGCGCGAGGGTGCCAGCGACGGCCCACCCCCGTCTGACCATCTCCCAACTGAGCCCCGGCGTTCCACCGCGCCGGGGCTTTTTTCTTGTTGACGGCCCGGTAACTGGTCGCTAGGGTTTTCAGAGCGACATGAGCACCTTGACCGCCAAAAACGCACTGGAGCGCTAAATGACGAGCGTACTCGTCAAGCAGGACAAAGAGATCAAGCGCCTGAACAAGCGCGTCGTCGAGCTGGAGGGCGAGCTGGTGGCGTGGAAGGCGTACGCCCGCGAGGCCAGCACGGGGACCTCTGAGGACCTCATGCTGCGGGCCAACAACCCGTGGAAGCTGACCGGGAAGGAGCTGGCCATCCTGTTCGCGATCATGCGCCGGCCGTACGGCGTCAGCCGAGATCAGGTGATGAACGCGATCTACGGCGTCAGCGACCCCAACGAGCAGCCCGAGGTCAAGATCCTCGACGTGTTCATCTGCAAGCTCCGGCGCAAGCTGCGCGAGGCTGGCCCCGAGGACTGCCGCATCCCGCGCGGCGCGATCTCGACGATCTGGGGCCGCGGCTACAAGCTCGAAAATGACGCCCGTAAGCGCCTGATCGAGATTCTCGGCATGGACCCCTCGCACGACATTGACGAGCTCCCCAAGACAGGGTAAACACACAGAAGCCTTCGGGCTGTCTCCTTGTGCGGCAGGGGCCTCGTCACGGTGTGACGGGGCCTTTGCTTGACTAAGGCTCTGTAGGCGGGCAGGCTAGGGCTATGGCAAGCAGACCCACTCTCCCCATGGTCGGCCCGGACGGCGCGCTTATGGCGCACGCCGGCAAGCGTTCAGCTATGCTCGTGCAGGACGCCTTCGAGATGATCGGCGGCGTCCAGCGATTCGCGCAGTGGGCGGACGAGAACCCCGGCGACTTCTACACGAAGCTGTTTTCCAAGACGATCACGCGCGAGAGCGATGTCAACGTCCAGGTCGGCGTCGAGAATATGCTTGACGAGTTGCAAGAAGCTGAGGCGCAGGGTGTGGTCCTTGACGCCGAGTTTACGGAGATGGAGGACTAGGCCTATGCCTGCTTTCAGCTTTCATCGGTTCACCCCGCGCCACAAGTTTCGGCTCATTCTCCTAGACCTTGACGCTCTGTCGTGAAACTGCCCCCGGACAAAAAGGCGCGCCTGGAAAAGATCAAGAGGCTGCGGGACAACTTCACCTACTTCGCTCCGGCCTGCCTTAAGATCAGGACCAAAGACGGCACTGTGGTCCCGTTCACCTTCAACGAGCCCCAGGTGTTCCTGCACCGGGCTCTGGAGGCGCAGAAGGAGCGGACGGGCAAGGTCCGCGCGCTCGTGCTCAAAGGTCGCCAGCAGGGCGTCTCGACCTACGTGGGCGGGCGCTTCTACGGCCGGGCCTCCTTGCGCAAGAACGTGAACGTCTTCATCATGGCGCACGCACAGGATAGCTCGGACGCGCTGTTCAAGATCGTGGACCGCTATCACCAGAATAACCCGCTCGCGCCTCACACTGGCGTCTCGAACGTCAAGGAGTTGGTGTTCGACCGGCTGGATAGCTCCTACGCGGTCGGCACCGCGGGGCAGAAGGCCGGCGGCCGGGGGCGCACGATCTCGCTCTACCACGGCTCCGAGGTGGCCTTCTGGAGCAACGCCGGCGACCACTTCGCCGCCTCGATCCAGGCGGTGCCGGACGCCGCGGGCACGGAGATCATTCTGGAGAGCACGGCCAACGGCCCATCCGGCGAGTTCTACGAACGCTGGCAGGACGCCGTGGCCGGACGGAGCGACTACATCGCCGTCTTCATCCCCTGGTTCTGGTCCGAGGAGTACACCCGCCCAGACCTCGTGGGTGAGGACTTCGAGCTTGGCGACACGAGCGAGGACGGCGAGCTGAGCGAGCGCGAGTACGCAGACGCCTACGAGCTGAGCGACGCGCAGATGGCCTGGCGGCGCAACAAGGTCGCCGAGCTGCGCTCAGAGCGCCTGTTCAAGCAGGAATACCCCGCCAACCCGCAGGAGGCGTTCCAGTCCAGCCAGACGGACAGTTTCATCTCCTCGGCCGCCGTCATGCGCGCCCGCAAGCGGAAGAACGAGCCTGCCGGGCCGCTGATCTTCGGCGTGGACCCCGCCGGGCCGGGCGGCGACCGCTTTGCGGTCTACGCGCGCCGGGGCTACGGCTATGAGTTCCAGAAGCACCGCGACCAGATCGAGCCCGTCGAGGCCGTGGAGTGGCTTGTGGACATGATCGACGAGCACGACCCGGTCCAGGTCAACATCGACGCTGGCGGGATCGGCGCGGCCGTGATCTCCATGCTGCGCGCCAAGGGTCAACGCTACGCGCGCATCGTCAAGGCGATCAACTTCGGCGGCACGTCCCAGCACAAGCTCGCTTCGCCCAAGGTGCCTGGCCCGAAGAACCGCCGAGCCGAGATGTGGAGCCGCGCCAACGACGCGCTCAACGACACAGATGTAGGCACCGCGATTCCCGACGACGACGAGCTGCACGCGGACCTGATCGGGCCTATGGTGAAGCCCACGGCGACCAACGACCTGCTCCTGGAGAGCAAGCCGGACATGCGCAAGCGCGGCGTCCGCTCCCCGGACAAGGCCGACGCCTTCGTGCTCACCTACGCGGACATGCGCCTCATAAAAGACTTCACAGATCGGAAAGAAACTGGTAAATCAGCGGCTCATGACCCTGACGCGCCGGCGGTCAAGAAATTCCATGGCTCAAGCGGCCGTAAATATGGCTGGATGCGGTGAGGTTGTTTTGTCAAAGCAGGAAGACTTTGTTTCAAGCGTGTTAGCTGCGGACACCGACGTGTGCATCGCGCGAGTGAAGCGCGGCGAAAACCGGAGGGGCGTGTAATGTCTGATTTTCAAGATGATGAAGGCCTCCTGCGGCCCCAAGGGGAAGACCTCAATTCAGAGGCGGAGACGGAAGAGGATGACGCGTTCGGCCTGACTCCCGACGAGATGGACGGCGCTGCAATCGCCATGCCGCCCAGCGACTATCTTGAGAAGCACAAGCGCGCGACCCCTGGCGAGAACGGCGAGCTTTACGACATACAGGCCGCGACCCAGGAGTTCTTGTCCGATATGCGGCAGGATTACCAGGATGACTCGGCCTACGACCAGGACAACCGCGAGGCTGCGGTCGAGGACCTTGAGTTCACGGCCGGCGACCAGTGGCCCGCCGATATCGCGAGAGAGCGCGACGCGAAGGGCCTGCCGCGCCTCACGGTCAACCGCCTGGTGGCCTATATCGGCATTGTGTTGGGCCAGTATCGGCGCAACAAAGCCTCGATCAGGGTGCTGCCCGACGAGGCCGGCGACAAGGACGTGGCCCGGATTCGCCAGGGCCTCATCCGCTCCATCGAGAAGCTCTCGAAGGCGAACATCGCGTACAACACAGCGCACCAGAACCAGGTTATCTGCGGCGACGGCGCGTTCAAGATCGAGCTGAGGTACTCCGACGATAGTGCGTTCGATCAGGACATCCGCATCGTCCAGATTCCGAACGCCATGGCCGTGCTCTGGGACCGGATGTCCATCGACCCCACGGGCAAGGACGCCGGCCACTGCTTCATCGAGGATTACTACACCGAGAAGCAGTTTAAGGAGGCTTTCCCCGACGCCAGGGTGACGAGCTTCGACGGCGGCTCTGTGTTCTCGCAGGGGATGCGCGGCCAGGGCTGGTACGAGGCCCAGACGGTGCGCGTCGTGGAGTATTGGCGTGTGCGCGACCGCATGGCGACGCTTATCATGACCACGGACGGCGACACGCAAGACGTGACCGATCTGGATGTCGCAGTGTGGGGTCCGACTGTCGCGCGCAACCCGCAGACGGGGCAGCCTTATGTCCGGCGCGTGCGCCTGAAATATGCGGAGATGTACCTCTCCAACGGGATCGAGCTGCTGGAAGGCCCGTTCATGCTGCCGATCAACCGCGTGCCCGTGTTCCGTGTCGTGGGCTGGGAGGTTTATGTCGGCGAGAAGCGCAACCGTTGGGGCCTCGTCCGCTTCCTGAAAGACCCCCAGCGGATGCACAACTACTGGCGCTCGGTGATCGCTGAGAAGCTCATGAAGGCCCCGAAGGCCGAATGGCTCGCGCCCGACAACGCCGTCGAAGGCCGTGAAGATGCTTTCCGCGACGCGGCTGGGTCGGACGATCCTCTGCTGATCTACAACGCCGACGCCGGCGTTCCGCCGCAGAAGATGCCGCCCGCCGAGATGGAGGGCGCGCTGGTCCAGGAAGCCGGCATGGCCGCGCAGGACATCCGCGACGTGTCGAACCTGCATGAAGCCTCGCTGGGCATCCAGGGCAACGAGGTCTCCGGCAAGGCGCTCAACGCCCGCCAGGAGAGCGGCGAGGCCGGCATCCAGGTCTATCAAGACAATCTTAACTCCGCGATTGAGGAGAGCGGGCGCGTCATCAACGCGCTCCTGCCCTACGTCTACGACACGGCGCGCACGGTTCGCATCTTGGGCGACGACGACGCTGAGACCATCGTGCGGCTCAACGACGAGGACGGTGTGGATCTGAATGTCGGCAAATACGACGTGACCATCACGACTGGCCCAAGCTACGCGACCAAGCGCCGCGAGGCCGGCGAAGCGATGCTGAACATGGTCAACGCCATGCCTCAGCTCATGGGCGTCACGGCCGATCTGATCGTCGAGGCCCAAGACTGGCCCGACGCGGACAAGATTTCCGAGCGTCTGCGCACTCAGCTCCCGCCCGGCCTGGTCCCGACAGATGACCTCACGCCCGAGCAGCAGAAAGCCCGTCAGGCGATGGAGCAGAAGGCTCAGGCGATGGAGCAGCTTGAGCTGCGCGGCAAGGTCGCGGAGATCTCCATGAAGGAGAACCAGGCGCTCGACTATGAGGCCCGCGCCAAGCAGGCCACGGCCACGGCCGCAAAGTCGCTCGCCGAGATCGACTTCGAGCGCATCAAAATTCTCTCCCAGGTGGAGAGCAAGAAACTCCGCGACGCGATGGACTCGATCCGTCTCGTGGCCGAGATGACTGACACAGGAGACGAAAACTATGGCTGATGAGAACACAACGCCCGCCGACCCGTTCGAGGGCTTCGTGAGCACCGCTACGCGCGACGGCGAGCCCATCACGCCGCCCAAGACTGTGGCCACGAAGGGTGAGGCGCCTAAAGGCGAAGCGCCCAAGGGTGAGGCCCCGAAGGGTGAGGTGCCCAAAGACCAGACGGTCCCGCACATCGAGGACGACGATGACGACGACCCGCTGGCGGCGTTCTCCGATCCGGCTGACGACGATGACTATCAGGACGACGACCAGGACGACGACGACCAGGACGACGACGACCAGGACGACGACGACCAGGACGACGAGCCTGCGCCGAAGAAGAATAAGGTCCCCTTCCGCAAGCGCATCGCGCAGATGACGCGCGCCAGGGCTGCCGCCGAGCAGGAGGCCGCGGCCCTGCGCGCCCGTGTGGTGGAGCTGGAAAGCATCAACAAGCCGGCCGACAACAAGGACAACAAGCCGGCGAAAAAGTCCGATGACGGCAAGAATTTTGTGCCGGTCGGCGATGACGGCGAGCCCCTTGTTAAGCCGGACCCGAAAAAATATGCTTACGGGGAGGTTGACCCGGAGTACCTGGATGATGTAATTAACTACGGCGTCGATGTTCGTATGGCAAAACAGCGCCACGCGGACGCGACACGGCAAGCTGAGGCCGCTGAGACCGAGAAGGTCCAAAAACTGAGGCAACGGTGGGGCACCATCGAAGAAACGGGGCTCGAAGCCTACGATGACTTCGAAAAGGTGGTCCTGGGGCCGGCCTCTCGCGGTGAGTTCCCCATGACGAAGGACATGGCTGAGATAATCAGCGAGTCTGACCAAGCCGCCGACATCGTGTATCACCTCGCCCGCAACCAGAAGGAAGCGGTTAAGGTTTCCGAGATGGGGCAAATTCCCTTGGCTCGGTATATCGGCCGCCTTGAGGCCGCGATCCAGACCCGCGACAAACAGCGGGACAAGGGTATGAAGCGGCAGCCCAAAGCTGCCCCTCCGCCGAGCCGCAGACAACCCCGCGGCGCTGGCGGGAAGTACGCAAGCCTGGGGGCGTCCTCGGACTTCGCTGCCTTCGAGCAGCAAGCCATGGCCGCTACCAACAAAACGGATCGCAAGCGGTAAAAGGTAAGATACCATGGCCAACCAGTTTCTTAATGCAACCGAGTATGCCAACGTCATGCTCCTGTTGCTCAAAAACCAGCTCGTCACCGGCCGCTTGGTCAACGGCGAGTTCAAGGATCAAGTCTCCGACCAGAACGGCCTGACCATCAACGTCAAGCGTCCGCCCCGCTTCCTCGCGAAGTCCGGCGCGGCCCTGGCGGCTCAGGACATCGTGACTGGTTCCGAGCTGATCGCGGTCGATCAGTACAAGAACGTGCACGTCTCCGTGGGCGACCTGGAGTCTGCGCAGTCCTACAACGAGCTGATGAGGAACCAGACCATGCTCTCCGCCGCTTCCGAGCTGGCGCACGACGTGGACAAGTTCCTGACCGGCAAGTTCAAGGACTTCTTCTCCTGGGTCGGCGATCCTGGTGCGGTCATTGCGTCTCCGGCGCAATACCTGCCGGCGCACACCCGCCTCATGGAGCAGGCTGCGCCCAATCAGGACATCGCCGGCGTCCTTGCCTTCGGCGACGCCGAGGGCATCCGTGCCTCGCTGATCGGTGGCGACATCACCGGCGTGAACCGCACGGCCCTGGAGCGGACCCGTATCCCGCTGATCTCTGAGGTGGACTCCTACGCCACCCAGAACCTCTCGGCCGTCGTGACCGGCGACCGCACGAACGGCACCGTCGATGGCGCCAGCCAGAACAGCAACTACCGCGCTGTCAAAGACAACGCGCGTATGTCGCAAACACTGGACGTGACGGGCTTGGGTGCCGCCGGCACCGTCGCGGCTGGCGAGGTGTTCACCATTGCTGGCGTGTTCGCGGTCAACCCTCGTACCCGCGAGATCGTGGAACCGTCCCGGCTCCAGCAGTTCACCGTCCTTGAGGCGGCCACGGCTAACGGCTCCGGCGAAGCGACCCTGACGATCTCTCCGGCGATCATCGTGGTCGGCTCCA